CCTCTTCTCGGAAGAATCGAGGATTGGCGATCTTCTCACCATTTGAGAAAGTTGCAAAACTCGCGAGTCCAACGTCTATGCCCACCACAGCGCCGTCTTTCCAGGGAGGAAGAGAAGTATCTTCAATTTCAACGGAGAAACAAGCGAACCATTTCCCCGTTGGCATTCTTCGGATAGTGCAGGTTTTGATTGTACCTTCAATTGGTCTATGTAGCTTGATCTTGATATCCCCGATCTTAGCTAGATGGAGTTTGCCATCTTTGATACCAAAACCAAGTTGCTTGTAGGTTATGCTATCATATCTGCCATATCCCTTGAATCTTGGATATCCGGGTTCTTCTCCAGACTTGACTCTTCGGAAGAAAGCTTTGAATGCTAGATCCACTCTACCTTGAACATTTTGAAGAACCTGAGAGTAGACCTGTTTAAGCTCCGGTCGTTGAGCTTTCCATGATACCAAGATGCTATTGGTCTCGTATAGGGAGATTGATTTGCCATCTTTCTCATAGGCATTCTTTCTCAACGCAAGTGTATCGTTATAGACTTGCCTACAAAGCTCGAGGTTCTGGTCCAGAACTGATCTTTGAGACTTTGTGGGATAGATCCTATAGCGATACGATTTATGCATGATACCAAGTTATGTTGTTTCAGTATATAAAGTTTGTGGTTGAAGCATGTATTCATCCCACGACTAAAGATCGTGGGCTTTCTCCTGGTTCAGCCGTAAAACTACTATTTTCCTATTTATTTTGATTATGTTTTATTTAAAGTTTGCGGTGATTTCATGCGTTTATATGATGCTTATAAAAATAGCGAAATAACCAGGACTGAATACCTTGCGTATTTAGATTTTGGTTATAAGCCCAGTGATTCTGTGTTTCTAACCCAAAATAGAAGCACTGAAATGGTGACAATTTCCTACCTGTCTATGGGAAGTAATTATAACTGGTCCATTGATGACGGCGAATCAATGATGGCATATGTCGGTCCCATCAATGATTTGTCGAATGCTGGAAGTTTGAATAACGCCGGTAGTATCTTGTTTTTGTATAAAGATAGTACTATCATTAATACCGGTACCATAACAAATACTGGTCACATAGCATTACAAGCTATTTAAAAAATAATTTTGAGGTTTTATATTATGACGGGAACTCTTATCATGGACGGTGGCGAAGTAACGTCCACTGAAGCAAAAACTGACTATCAAGTTCAGGTTCCGATTGGGCCAGCTTGTTTTAGTTCAGGTACATGGACAGCATCTGAATCAACGGATGTAGTATTTGTTACACGGACACCAGCAAACACTACGGAATATTATAGTTTACCTATTATGGTACCAAGCCGTACAACTGCTTTGAAAGGCGCTAAACTCAAGTCAGTTACCGCTGTTGTAACACTAGGCGGAACTCTAGACACCACCAACGACGACTTTGAAATAAATATTATTAAAGTCACTACGCCTGTTGACGGTTCTGCTCCTGTTGGTTCTGTACTAGCCGGAGATTCAGGCGATGATTATCCAACTGCGCAAAATACTAAAGCCAAAAGACTAGTTTCTGGACATCATACTTTTGTGGTAACCATACCCACCGATGAACAAGCATTTATGGCGGAAGGCGAACAATATTATGTCAGAATAAAAATAAAAGATAACGCAAACGCTGATCTGACCTGTGTGTTGAAAGGGATGGTTGCCCAATTCGACATGAACGTTTTATAAATTTAGTTTCCAAAACATAGCAAGGAGAATATTTTTTTATGGCAAATGTTGGTTCTATCGCCACGGCTCGCGGTGAACAATTCACGCATGCACATGTTGCATCCCTATCTAGGTGTAATTCTGGATTTTATGTACTTTCTGGATGCGATGTTCATCAAGCCGGAACACCCGGACTTAGTGTTGTAGTGGATTCCGGTTATATTTCTTCTGGATTTGCAACTGCAAGAAAAACAGTTTCTGGCGGAACATTAACAGTATCTACTCCAGACGGCTCGCTTCCTAGAATGGATGTAATTTATTTGGATGCAAATGGGACACCAGGTATTTATGCAGGCACGCCTACAGCCATTTCTCCAAGCACTGAAACTGATTTCAAGAAAATGGCATCACCGAGTCCTGGCGCATCAATACCAAACGGCGTAATACTTGCATTAGTTTATGTGGGGGCTGGTGTAACTGAAATTCTAAATGCTTCTATTCTTGATATTGCTAGTTATGGTGGATTTGTCGCAGAAGCGCCTACTGGAACCACAACTTCCGGACTTGTTCCTCAATGGAGTAGCACCCAAAAAACCCTTACAACTGGTTTAACTGTCGGAACTGCCGCAAACAACCTAGTTCAATTGGATGGTAGTGCTAAACTTCCGGCGGTTGATGGTTCGCAATTAACAAATGTGGTTCGAAATATTTGTATTTATATTGATAACAATAGTGATGTAATCGAAACTGGAATAAAAGCAAAAGTTTGCATTGATCATGCTTGTACAATACAATCTGTTGCTTTGCATGGCTCGCCATCTGGTTCTATTGTAATAGACATCTGGAAAGTTAGCTATGATAATTTACCCGCTTCTGTTGCAAATACAATAACAGCATCTGCAAAACCAACAATATCTTCTGGGATTAAGAGCCTAGATTCTTCGTTAGCTGGCTGGACAAAATCAATATCTGCTGGTGACTGGCTTTACTTCAATGTGGATAGTTGCACCACAATGACTAATTGTTCCATCGATTTGAAGGTCGTGACAGTATAACCAACATGTACGTTTTCTGGAGGAAGTCGGAGGATCCGCCCTCACCATGGACTCGTCTTACAAGAACAAATGGATACTTGCGTTTTGATTCCAATACAAGTAATCATTGGGTTTCAATTGGTTCATCCACACACAAACATTCTACATCAGATGGTCAAATAGGTAATTCTGTCCACAATTCGCCACATTTGGTTAGTAACTACTATAAAGATTATCATGTATTAACAACCCATACTCATTCATTGATGAATATTTCTACTACAAACGGTAATAATAATCCAATTGGTTTTGGCTTGGACATTATATATATGGATATGGCTACCTGGGAATCTAGTATTCGATCATTTCCAGAAGGTACTATTTTAATGTCTAATGGTGTCCTTGTAGATGCTAACTTAGAACGATATACCATAGCTGACGGTAAATTTATTGTGCATACGACGCCAGAAACTGTTGTTGGTACCACAACACCACACGACCACACAATATCCGGGTCAACTGGTTTTGCCGACGGCGCAACTGGTGCATTAGCAGGTTATGATGCAGATGGTTGTGATGCTTCTAGTTCACATACACACGATTTTAGTTTTGCATCAGAAGCAAAATATGTGGAACCAAAGAAACTATTAACACGATTATATAAAGTTCTAGCAGAGACATCAAAAGTAATATCCGGAATAGTGGTCTTTGTAGATGGCAACGTTAGCGAAAATTGGGAAATTCTAACGGATTGGTCTACTGGAAATTTATATGCATATGATTGCAATCCAACTCTTAGTGGTTCAGATACTCATACGCACACATATTCCGGTAATAGTAATGAATATGATGGTCCTGATAGATTTGATTACCAAACTTATCTGAACCAAACTGCATACGATAGCCATTATCATCCAGTTACTGGTAATTTAGATGAAGAAAGTCATATACCCGCTAGTAAAAAAATTGTTCCTGCAAAATTATTATATGACTTACAAAAAAATAAAGAACGTGTAATAGTAATAATGACATAATAATGTTATTGTGATTTTCATGAATGAAGATATCGCTGAAAGCATTGGAATGTTTTTAGAAAACAAGATTCGAGAAAAGATTCTTAGTGGTGTTCCGCCACCCAATGCAGAAAGTACCATAAAACGTAAAGGATCATCGCATACCTTAATTGATGATAGTACATTGCTGGAAAGCGTTACCCATGTTGTTGAAACTGACGGCGAAGACATCAAAATCACAATCGGAATTTTAGATCCCGAAATTGCAGAATACGCTGCCCCAAACGAACATGGCGTTGCTTGGGACAATAGACCGAAAAAAGGAACAGAAAATACACCAGGGAGAGAATGGTTTATACCACCACGATCTTTCATACGATCTACATTTGATGAAGAATACGAAAATGTATTAGCTGATATTGAAAAACAAATTGTAACAAATGTCAAAGCAAAACTAAGCGGAAAATAAAAACAACAAAAACAAACACAACACTTATAATGATTTAACAAAACGAGAACAAAACATGAATAAATTCAATAAAAATATAATTATATCAGGAGATTTATAAAAATGGTAGCTACAGTGAACGTTCAGGAGTATAACGGCGCCTCACCTGGTGTCGCTACAGTAATAACCCAAGGAAGATATTGCGCAATGGATTCTTATAATCCAGGACTAAGTAATCCTTGTGTCGTACCGAGCGCAGATCTAAATTACAGTTATTGGAAGACCCATAACGTCGCATTTTCCGGAGACTTCACCCAGATTTCTAATATTCGTTGGTATACGTCCGGAAATGTAAAGACTAACTGGGCACTGGGAACAAATGGTGGATTATTTGTCGCAGTAAAGTCAACAGGAGATAATGGATGCCCGGTTGCTAGTTATGCTCAGGCTGCTGGCGTTCAGGGAACTTCTGGCTATCCAATAGACAACGTAACAAATGGCCACGCCTACTATAAATCAGGTTCTTCTAATCATGCAGTACCTGTTAATGCGGACACTTATGTTTCGGCGTCAACTTTGCTTGTGGATAGCGGACCTTATACAACCGCTGCAAGTTGCAAATGTGTCGTCACGCAAGTTGTGATTGATACTGATGCAACGCAAGGCGACAAGGCCTCGGAAAGCTTGACCTTTCGATATGATGAGATATAAATTTAAAAATTAATATAAAAATAGTAGTAAACCCTACTATTTTCTACTAACCAAAAACTTTATATACTAGTTCATACAAATAAGTAAGTATGACAAAACCGAATAAATATTGTAGTAACAAAGAATGGCTTTACGATCAATATATCGTTCAAAAAAAGTCAGCAACAAAAATAGCCAAAGAAATTGGATGTCAACAAGAAACCGTCTCACGCTACCTGCACAAGTTCGAAATTCCTATCCGAACACAATCAGAAGAAATAGGTGGCGACCGACATCCGATGTTCGGCAAACACTTTTCAGACGATTCAAAAAAGAAAATGTCTATCGCAAATACTGGCCACAAATCTTCAGACGAAACCAGGAAGAAAATTTCCAAAGCAACATCTGGTTCAAATAATCCACGCTATGGCAAAAAAGCAACGCCAGAACAATGCCAAAAACAATCTGAATCAATGAAACGCTTTTACAACGAAAATCCAGACGTAAAAATAACTATATCAAAACAAAAAATTGAATATAATAAACAACATCCAGAAGCTGGACAACAACATTCAGAACATTTAAAACAACTATATAAAGAACACCCAGAAATACTTGAACAAATGTCAAAAACCCACAAACAGCGATATATTGATCAGCCATTAACAATAGAAGATAAAGAAGAACGGGCTTCTCATTTAAAAAAATTTTATGAAGAACACCCAGAAGCTCGTATCGAACATTCTAAATTAATGAAAGTTTGTAATCCAGCTAGTCGTCCCGAAGTTGCGCAAAAAATATCTGATAGTATGAAAATTTGGCATTTAGAAAATGCGTCTCCAGTAGGTACAGGAAGCATTCCAGGCAGATATTTTCTACGCAAAACAGGAGAAACTGTTTGGATGCGTTCTTCTTATGAAACAAGATATGCTAAAATACTTGATTTGTTTGATATTGATTGGGAATACGAAATACACGCATTTAATATTACAACAATCGGTACTTCATATAGACCGGATTTTTACATTGCTGAAACAAATACATGGATAGAGGTAAAAGGTTACCTAAGTTGGAGTAATAAAGAAAAACTAATCGAATTTCATAAATTATATCCAAACGAAAATTTGATATTAGTATATCTAAAACAAATAGAAGAATTAGAAAAAAAAGAAATGTTAAATAATTATTCATTAGATGACATTTATGTATATTGTATCCCAATCAAAGAACAAGTTATATTATGGGAAGAAGAAAAATTAGAACTTGATAAATTGAAGTTAGAAAAACAACAATAAAAATATTTTTTTTGAATATTTTATATAATAACAAGGAGAATAAAGACAAATATGAGAAATATAATATCTTTGCAACCATCGGACATTGCAATACAAATAGTACCGAAAAACCCTAATGAATCGCTACAAGACACTGTATACCTTCCAGATAAATCAGAAGGATACATAGTACCCATAAATCTGTTTTTTGTAGACAACGTTGGTAAAGATTTTTGCGGTGCATTCGAACTTAAAACCATTTACTACAACAATGCCATCAAACGAGACATTATAAATGAACTATACGACAGTGGAAAGACTTTCGACATCTACATTAGACTAAATTCATCAAAAGAAAATATTGAAAGTCCAAAAGTCCTTCAAATCTTTAATAATGTTTCTATTAATGGTCGCGAACTATTAATACCGGAATTCGGACAAATTATAACGTATCGCTATTACTTTACCAACAATTCCGACCCCTGGAATATTCCAATAGAAAAAATTGAGGCACTTCGCCCACCTAACCAATACATCTATGACTATGCGGTTAGTAAGGCCATAAAAGACCAAACAACTGTCATAAAAGAAATCAAAGATGAAATAGTCAAAGAATTAATTATGCAACGTCCATTATAACTCGAGGTCCTTTATAATGAGTGCCATAATTGAATATATGTGGGTTAAAATTTACATCGATGAAAGTGGCGTCGAACACTTTATTCCACAATTTCGCGAAGACGGTACACAACAATTTTGGACAGATAGTGAAAACATAACGCCAACAAAATTGCTAATAGTTCCTATCAGTCCAAAACTCGCGGAAAATATGATACAGAAAAAGATTCCAGCCGCTTCCGTACCATTAACTCCATATACTTTTTTATTGAAACCATCCGACAAAGTAACCGCTTACTGGGACAATGAAATCACCATAACCAATCACTTTGAATGCGAAACTTGCGGATTTACATGGCAACACACGGATGCATCAAAGTGGGCTGAATGTCCGCGATGTGGCGAAAAAGATACGTGGTCTTGTATGCGATGTGGCGCATCAAACATTAACAATGCCCTTGTTAAAAAAAATAATCGTGGCGAAACAAATTGTCCGTATTGCGAAATACCGTATGGTTTAAATCGGTCCATACACTTACATCGAATACAAGATATCATAGAAAATACTGACTATGTTATTCTCGTGGAAAATAGATTTAAGGTTATCATACGTCAGCATGAAGTTTGCGTGGAATCTTTATAAAATTTTTTTGAGGTGAACAATGTTAATCGGTGAACATCCAATTGGCAGTCGACCCGGTATCGGTGAGTCTTACATCGTACGAACAAAAGCGTATACCATGGACCAATGGACCATATTCACTGGATCAGAACCGCTAGGTGGCGGCGAAATTCGATATCACTTGAATCGAAACTATGGCATGGGATTATTAAAGTCCGATTCCATTGATTTTGACATGAACTATATGTCGGCATCAACAAGTTCCACGACATACACGTTGTCAACTGGCCTCAAAGACACACTGAGGGGCATACTAATGTCCGTGTCATTAGTTCCCGCTTATGAGCTAACAATACCATCATCTAGCGTTATGAATGCGTTGGTTTGGGCATGGGCAGAAACTTTTGATAGTGTTTGGCGAAAAATGGAAACAATGGCAAACGCTCTTAAACTTGAACACGCCACAGACACATACCTCGACGATGCATGGGGCCAAATTTTTGACCTCCCCCGCATCTATCAAGAAACAGATACTGCTTACCGAGACCGTCTAAAAACTCGTACCACCATCCTAACATCATCAGGAACAAAATCCAACTGCGAAACCATTATTGATAGCATAATTGGAATGTTTGGTGAAACCACCGTAACAACAAGGTATCCGTCTACTGTCCAAATAACATTTTCTTCTATAGATGCTATGAGAATAGCAAAAGAAAAACAAGACACCTTGAATTATCTTATACCACAAATGGTTGCAGCTGGCATTTCTTATAGTATGTATTTACCCTTCATTGACTATTTTATGGAAACTTATATTAAAGGCCCACTAACTTTGTCTCACACTATGCAATATGCATTATTGCATAGAAATTCTGACCTAGCATATAATGCAAATGTAATAAACACTATACAACCAGAACTTTCTTATGACGTTGATATGACAATAATGAATCATCACATAAAACAACTTCTAATAGGATCATTATTTTCAATAGAAAAATTAAACGCATATTCAATGTTAGTAGGGCTTTTTGGGACACAAAACAAAATATTATTAATGGATAGTATAAATAAAAAAAATAACGTTATAAAACAATTTATCGTTGATCAATATTTACAAAAGTTCAACTTAAACAAGCAATACAGCTTATCGCTATTAAGCAAAGCTAATCCACGCCGTATATATAGGATGTCAAACACACTAACCAACCAATTAATTTCCACATATGACTTAGACATGATACTAAAATTATATGCAATAACTGTTTCCATGGACATTTGTAGCAAACGAACATATCCGAAACGATACACTATGGCAATTACTTTAGTGGGGGCCTGAAATGCGTCCAGTTGCATTATCGGTGGTTGAAGGCAGAAACTTCATACTTGGATCTTTTGATACATCTGGGTTCCAAACATGGTGGAAATCATTACCATTTCCAGGCGATGTTGAATCAATAGAAGATACCACCCACGTTTACGGACAATACCATGTTTGTATTGTAAAATTACGCGATGGCACAAACTCCATATACCGTACCCATGATTCTGGAAAAACTTGGAAAGAAGTTTACAATACCGCAGACACAATCTATAGCATAACCCGCATAGATTATGGTCATGTACTTGCAAGTACCTCAACTGGATGGTTAGAAAGTACTCTGGATTCTGGAAAAACCTGGACTAAAATATCAAGTTTTGCGCCAGGTTGTAAAACCGTTATTAACATCAGTGATGACGTTTTGTTTGGACATGACGGTTCCAAAATTTGGAGATCTTATGATATAGGACATTCTTGGTCGCGAGTGTTACAAAAATCATTTTGGTTTTCTACTGGCTACCACGACGAAACACTTACCCAGAACTTTACCTGGGATTCATATGCACATCCTGCTCTCGCCGGTGCAGGTAACTCTGTTTATGTCGGTTTCGGACCATATCTAAATATTTCTCATGATCTAGGAGAACATTGGTTCACACATTTGCAAGGATGGGACAAATTCTTTTCTGAATATAAAGGAGGCTGGGGAGGTTCCAATTTATTTAGTCCATTTTACAACACCCGAATACTTCAACTTGAAATGACGGACATATCTGGCCTTAATTCAGATGATCACGTATTGATGGCTAGGGTATTGGACTTAGACACAAACCAAGTATTATATGCATATTCTGGCGCAAATTATCATTTTGAGGAAGCTCCAGAAAAAGGTACTGGTTATTCATGGCAAACAAGATTTTCATTGCCATTTGCCGACGAAAATCATGGAATCATATGTTCTTATAATGTATTACAACCTGGTTCTAGTGAATACAACAAACTCGTAATGGTATGTAGCTACGATGCAAGTAACAACGCCATTGTAATGTATTCAACTGATGCTGGATGGACATGGTCCACCTTAAACCACAATAATGTTTCCGTGTATGAAGGCGATCCTTCCCAAGAAACAATATCGAACCTTGGACAATACGTTTTTGATGAAGAATATTGGACAAAGGCAACATGGGTCGGATCGCCTTGTCACAATGCAGGAAAATGGGTCTACGAACACAACAAAACAATTCGCGGTCTTTCGTGGGACTTAGATTTACTAGCAATATTCCACAAAGAAAAATTGTATGGTATGGATTGGACAACACTAACAGAAAAAAACAAGGAATATAATGTGGATTTACTATGCGAAAAACTACACGACACCACAATAAATCCAGACATATTATTAAAAACATCTACTATAAAAAATATGCTAGTAGGTGGCTACTTAAAAACATATTTCGACAAGACATATAGCATTGGTGGCATTTTAGCAGAACGCAAAATAACAGATCTACTTTCCGACATTCTTATGCAAAGAGCAAATGAAAAATTCTTTACCATTAGAATGAATCAAAAGGACACAGCTCAAAAATCTTGTGAATTTGGCATAAAACTTGTAGACGACCACGTGGAAGAAATAATGACATCTATTAATAGATATACGCCACAAGCACCTGACGTCAGATATCCAAGAACGCCATATGTACCGTTTGATAGTCGTAACCAGGAAGTGACCTAAATGCTTTCAATAGGTCAACGTGCCAAACTAATAGAAGCGATTCCAACGAAACTAGCGAACTTCACACTAAAAAAACTGCGCCGCGACCGTCTAGGAAACGACGACTATGAATTTCCAAGTATGAGAATAGCCATACTTTCTCAAGGCATTCGCAGTCATCCGAGTACCGCGGGACCCACACGAAAAGATAGATTGGGTTATCAAGGTGACGTCCGGCAATGGCTTGGAGAATACCAAAGAGCCACCATCAGTCTAACTATCCTTTGCGAAAGCGAAACTGCTATAACCGATCAAGAAACTCCAGAAACCCTAGACCAAATCCTATATGAACTACAGCAAGAAATTTCAATATGGCGACTAGGTTTGAAATGGTCAACAGACCTTATGAAAGTCCTTCCTGGTAGCATGAGGGTAACATATCTTCCTCCTATTATGTCTCATACTACAGAGCACTGGATTTACCCAGCAAACCTAGACTTTACCGTGGAATACGAATTTTCGGTTCTGGATCCAACACCAAACATTCACGCAATTGCATACGATTGGTCAATTCCATGTGAAAGTGGGACGCACTTTATTATCACGGACTATCATCCGCCGTGTTATGGTATGGGAATTTCAGTTCTTGGTTGGAAGTCAGAATTTTCCATGGATGTCTTACTAAACAAAATCAGTAAAGAAAAAAGTTATAGTATGGACATGATACTAATTAGTGACTGATCCACAACGATTATTTTTTATATTTGTCTTTTTTTGGTTCCTTTTTTATTTCTCTATACCCAGAATCCAACAATTTTTGGCTACTTATGCAACTCCCCGAATCATCGATCATTGTAACATTTATTAATAGGTGTTTATATTCCGCATACTCAGGAAGTCCATCCATATCTATTATTGTACCACGATTCTTTGAAATTTTGGTAACATAACCATGCACATGAAAGGCATTATTATATCCATCTTGTGATATTTTGCATACAGGTTTATTAAAGTCATTTTTGTCATTTATTTGTATATATGTAACATTTATAAGTTGCTTTATTTTAACATTCCTTGTTTTTGTAAAAACTTGTTCTGATATAGAATATACAGAACATATTAATGTTGTTGGATATTTAGGTAAGTCATGCGGTGAAGCATATACTTCAATTGTGTATTTTTGAGGAAGAACGGAATGATCAATTTTTTTAGTATATATCTGGATGTCACTAGAACTTCCCCACGGCACAAAAAATAATACAAACAATAATAATACCACTATTAATGCTTGTTTATTCATGTTTGTCTTAATCCCCTTATGCTTCTTAGGGTCCAGCTAATCCAGCCCAATCCTAGACCCATGAAAACGATTCCTACTATCGCTCCAAAGAAATCTAGATCTAGCACAGAATTTATCACTACCATTACTCCAAGTGCCGCGATCAAAATTCCTGGCATTGCAAATAGTGTTTTTATACCGCCTTCGATGAGTTTACCGATCTTATCAAATGTGTCCATGTACTATACTATACTCCTTATTGTATTTATAGTTTTTGGTATCGGATCGTAAAATTGTATATTCTTGCTTTTATTTTGATTAGTACTTGAATAAAGTTTACATAAATATCTGAAGGTATTTACATTGAAAAAAAAATATAATAAGATTGATGAAACACAAACCGAGGACTTTTATGAACCATCCATAGTTCCTGAATTTCCTTCTAAAATGACTATCTATGATGCATGGCGAGCAAACAAGATAACCTTACAAGAATACCAGAAATGGTTGAAAGACGGTTATCCTAAGAATCTTTTAATTAAAGTAAAATAATATTTTGGTGATTATAAATGGTTGAATATGGTAATCCAAGTCAATTTGTTCGACTTATAATTAAGCTCGAAACAGTTGGCCCCGTACCTGTAATCGTAGGTAAGGGAGTTGTTCTGTTAGTAGGACGGTCTGTTCGTGGTCCTGTTGATGAAGCCGTTGCAATGACAAGTTCATCCGCTGCAAAAACTTACTTCTATAGTGGTGGCCTACGAGACGCAATCGAATTAGCGTTTGCACAAGGAGCTCCAGTGGTTTATGCAGTTAGAGTTTTAGGAACTGGACACGCTACCGCTTCTGTAACACTCGACGACGGGCTAGATACCCCCAATGACGTTGTAAAGATTTCCGCTAAATCTCCTGGTCTTTGGGGTAATGCAGTATCTATTAAGGTACTTGAAGGCAGTTACAAAGCCACTGAAACCACACCTTACGCAATTCCTGGTGCCGGAACAGTCGGACCTTACTACACACAATATACCAACATAATTGCAAATGATTCCGCGAATTGGGTTCGGGTGGATGGAGTTCCGTACACTGAAGCGAATGGAAGGTTAGTATATACTGCACCACCAACCACCGATCAAGTCTACGTGAATACCATCGATGGTAGCATAACGTTTGGTACTCCGGTTGCAGCAACTTCCCTAATAACGTATAGCCTGAAATATAAAACCGTGAAATTAGTTGTAACTGACAACGAAACCACATACACATACGACAATATATCATCACTTACAAAGTTGGTTGCTAGACTTATTGGAACTGGTTTTGTCACAGCAACAGCAATTGCTGGTGAAACTCATCTTCCTGCAACTAGTGTAACGCCGTTCGCGCTATCTGGTGGACTAGACGGCACCTCGATTTCTACTTCCGACTGGGAAGAAGCATTACGAGTTGGTGGAGCTGCTGCCGCTGAATTAGTTGGCGCACCACAAACTTGTGCCCTGACCGAATATGAAGTTGAGGAAGGTACCCACGACCTAATTCCTGTACTGGATGCTTGGTCAATGGAAATGGCAAATGATTTCCATCCGTGCCAGTGCTTTATTGGAGTTGCTCCCAATTTGACCGCCGAACAAGTCCTTGATATTGCAGCGGGCTATTCCAACCGTCTTCTAACGATCGTAGCCAATAGCTGGGACAATTCCACGACTTCTAGAAACATTGCAGTTGCAAGAGCTGGCAAAGAAGCCGCTGTAGCGCTTGGAGAATCTGCCGCACTTCCACGAAACGCGATGAACGGTCTTAATGGTCTACTAAACACCTACGACCAAACTGACGTAGATGTAATGACTCAGGACACCGATGCCCGCGCAGACGTTATTATTAAGAGTCGAGGCATTCGGCCATACGTTGGAATAACCACAGACCAGACCTGGCAATTCCTAAGGACAGTTGACAACAGAACCATCAACTATGTTATTGTTGCTTCTGACCAAATAGCGCGTCAATATTTCCATGAAAAGCGAACCGGTACTATAATGTCCGCAATGGAACAATCAATCAAAGCTATCCTCAATGATTTAATGCGCGATGAAAATATTCGAGCATATTCCATTGAAGTAACCCCAGATGAAACCGATACCGGCAAAGTAAATATCCATTTGTGCATGGAAAACATTGGTCACATTGAAAGAATTGACGAAACAATAGCCGTTGGTATTCTAAGTGATCAAGGAACAGGAGTAATAACTGAGGTGGAATAAATCCCCTCATAAACATTTTTAGGAGATTAAACTTATGGCATACACAATTGTTGCAGAAAGTCCTGGTGATATTGTAATAACTTTTACTGCAAGTGGCGGAGAACCCCATAGCATTCCATTAAAGTCGCTTACAGTCCAGAAATCAACAGACATTAGCAAAGAATATGGTACTGGCTACCATCAAAAATACGCTCACGTACAAGGCAAAATTGATTATGAAGGCGACTTCGAAATTGGTTCTTGGTGGGTATCTGAAGCCGAAAATCCCAAGACGTGGATGGACTTAATCAAAGAAAACCTAACCTGGAAAGGCGTACAAGGACTTTCAAAAGAATTTGAAATAATGGTAAATGATGTAGGATCCGAGTACGATCGATCCTTAAAAGAACCGACACAAGTATCTTCTGGCACCATAGTAACGTACCACCGATGCCTACTCAAAAGCGATTCCTTGAATATCGGAGACGTTGGTTCCACAGTATCAACAAGATATAGCTTTTCTGCCTTTAGCAGAGATCCAGCATAAACAAATAACGCAAACATAAAAAAGTAAGGAAAGTTTTACATGATAACAAAAGATTTAATTTTAGAAGGCACTAAATTCCGGAAAAAAGTAAAAGTTTCAGTGTACGATGAGGAAATAGAAGTTCGTCCGCTAACCGATGTTGAGATTGCTAAAATATTTAAGACAGTCGAAGACTCTGGTTATGACACCTCAGATCCCAAAGTATCTGATAACTTTATTTTGCAGGTAGAAGCTTGTCGTTACGGCATCGTAGATAAAGCCCTGCATGAGATTGCTAACCCAGAAGATCCCATCGAAGACCACAAGGAAGTTTTCGAACTCATGATAGGTAATGCCCTCATTGAAATTGGCCAAGCCATCATTTCTATATCCACAGTCGGCAACGAGGAACTAACCGATTTTTTCAGACAGCTGAAGGTCAGCGTCTAACTTTTTTACATCATTCTGGTTACAAACTAACAAACGTTCCTATTCACAAACTAACCAGAATTCAGATAGACGCGATTTGTAAAATGCAAGAAATAATAGATCTAGCTAAAGCCGGTAAATCTCAAAACCGCAAAATGACCCACCGCGAATTTGTCAACGCAATGAAAGGCAAACGCGACAAAGCCAGCTATGACAAATGTACCGAAACCCAAAAACAACGTTGGTTAAACATTGTGAACAAAAACAAATAGGTAGATATTAAATTATGCTAGACAATTTTGCCAGATCCGTTCAAATCCTAATAACACTATCCGGAAATGTTGAATCCCAACTAACCAACATATCATCCCAAGTCGATAAACTTTCCGGTAGAAAAATATCTATTGATACGGGTCCGGTAAACCAATTAGCTGGAGCTGCCACCAACGCAGCTACATCCATAACAAGCATATCTGACAAAACAAAAACCGCTGAAAGAAATATTGTCGGAAGTTTCGGCGCCATTAAAGATTCTATAATGGATGTAAATGCTGGTATTGGCAATCTCATAACTTCATTAGCTGGTATTGCTATTGGTGGGTCAATATCGGGTCTAGCATGGTTGCAAAGTGCTGAAGCCAAACTTTACAACGAACAAATAGAAGAAGCGATAACCAACAACAAAAAACTTGGGTTCACGTACGATGACCTAAAAAAGAAAGTTGAAGAACAAGTACAAGCAGGCGAAGGCACTCGACAGGATACAGAAAAAGAATTCTATTCTACTATAATGGCTGCCCAAAAATACATTGGGAAAGGTCCAAAAGCACTAAATGCCGCTGATGCTATCGGCGACTTTTATTTTGCTCACCAAGAACTCATGGCTGGACAAGGTATCAATACCCCAGAAGAAATGATACAGCGCGCTGTGAGATCCGAAGGAGAAATGGGTTCTTTATTTGGTAAAAAATTTGCTACGGCGATGGGCATTGCCTACGAAGACAAAGCCATGAAAAGTGCCAAATCTAGAGTAAAATTCTTTGTAGAAAAAGGTAGTCAGGTAGACATGGGCGAGGAACTTGCCAAGCGTCCATGGGAGCAAGCAACTGTAGCCTTAGATCGTCTGAAAATGGACATCGGAGATAGTCTTGCAACACCACTAGCAAAGTTAACATCACTTTTTGCTGGACTTGTTGATACCATACGAAAAATTCCAGGTGGTTCTGCTTTAATTGGATGGTCTGCAGTACTTTTAACCGCAGTATCCGTACTTGGATTATTGAATAGTGTTCTGGTTCCTGGCATAGCATTACTGAAGCAAATGATACTACTAACGAATGCAGATACCGTTGCAAAAACCATAAACATACTAGCATCAAAGGCCCTTATTATAACTGACTGGTTGGGTGTTACTTCCAAAGCAGCTCGCACCACTGCAACCGCCGCTGCTGCAGCATCAACTGCTGCATTAACCGGCGCAATCGGCATGGAAATTGTTGCATTGGAGGCTGATACTGTTGCAACAACCGCTGCCGCTACCGCAACAACAGGATTGGCGGCTGCTGAATGGGCGGCGCTTAGCCCGCTATTGCTTTTAGCATTACCACTGATCGCGGTCGCGGGACTATTGTATCTTGCGGAGACCAGGACCCACGTCTTCAGCAAGGCATTAGACAGACTGTCTAAAACTGAAATGAGCAAAGACCTCATACAATGGTTGGAAGATGTAGGCTATTGGGCTGGGTATGCAATAGACAAACTTGGCAGCGTGATGGGGGCTGGCATAGAAACAGGCATAATCAATCCGATAGTTGGGCCAATAGAAGGGCTAGACAACTTATATAAAAATTTTAAGTCGGGTGGCGTCCTTGGCGTGCTCGGATTGGGCGGCGGGGAGGATTCATCAGAAAATAATCAGATGCTTTTGACATCAAAGCTCTTCCAGCCAATTTCTGCAATATCCGGCCACATAAGCACGATTGATGAAACAGTCTCTTGGGTCAAAGGGCTGCTTGGAACGGGTTGGAACGCCATCAATGGAATTTACTCCGGTATTGTAAATTTTCCCCAAAATGCTTATAAATTTGTGGTAGACGGTATAATTGGTTTCGGCGAATGGATATACAATGGTATCGTTTACTGGGCGACTTGGATTTATAATGGTATACTTTATTGGGCTGATGAAGTCCAAAAAGCATATGATCACATCATAGATTCGCTTGGCTTAAGGGAATTTTCGGACAATTTTAATGCTTATGTGCTGGGGCTCGGAAATAAATTCACGACGCTTGTCGATGATGTTAAGACCACGATCAGTAACTTGATTGATAATTTCTCAACGCTTGTCGATGACATAAAAACCACCATCACGGACCTTGTAGATAAATTTACATCTTTCGTAAGTGACATTAAAACAAGCATCAGCAACTTGATTCCTGGTTGGATGAAAGGCAGCGATAGCGGGAATGCTGCAAGTGGTTCAGAAGAGGGCTTTATCAAATTCATCCGGGAAACTAAAAAAGGCAGCGAGAACTACTTTAAATATGGGCAACTGTCTGATGAAACGTTGAGGGCCGCCTATCGCGAAGGCTTAACAGGCGTTCCTCAAGACCATCCTAATATGTATGATACATACGAATATGATAATATTGTTAAGAATGCGGTACCAGAATATACGAAATCCATTCAGAATAACACTACTTTGAATACCACCAATAACATAAATCCCCTTGGTGATCTGGGCGCGGCTGCTGATAAAACCCTTCAGGATGACATTGCGAAGATCAAGGAAAAAGTAGATAGCGGCGAACCCATTTCAAGCTTAACACCAGACCTGGGCAATCCAAGCGGCCTCGCTAAGATTGCATATTCTGGCCTTGATAATGCATCAGGCGGCAGAATCAGTTCAGCTGTTGATAGCGGCAAAGAAGCGGTTGGTTCTGCTATTGATACTGGCAAGGAATGGAGCGGCGCTGCACAAGAAGCAGTTGGATCCGGTTGGAACGCTGCTATGGATAAAATAGGATTTGCAAAGGGCGGCTTTGTACAAAAAACAGGATTTGCGTTAGTCCACGAAGGCGAACCCATTATTCCTGCAGACGTAGCAAGTTCTTCAAGGTTGCAAAATATTCTCGAAAGCATTGCATATGGTGGTTCTTCATCTAACACATACGGCGACATAAATGTTCGAATAAATTATACACCTCCGTCATCATCTACTTCTTCCAACATGATTGTTATGGACCGTATATCTTTCGAACATATGGTTTCCGACATTATTGCAAAACGCTTACGACAACTCAATGGTTATTAAAGTTAGAAAGGTAAAATTATGGTAGACACAGCACAACGTTCAACATCAGCATACACTGTAAAAATCGGCGAATTTGAAATGAACATACCGTCTGGTCCTTATCCCAATGAATACAACGAAGATAGTGGACTTGGCCAACCAAATCCTACAAGAATTTCGTGGTCCAAAACATACGATGTTGCTATCCATAAAATTCCAAGTCCTGCTTGGAAAACAATGCAAACTTCCAGAAAAACTTTATGGAACCTTGACATCGACTTCACTATTCTCGAGCAAGGCAAAATGAGCGAAATTATATTCATAGTAAATCAAAACGAACCAGTATATGTAAGAACTTATTTTCAAGACATGTGGATGTACATACAATCATTTTCCGCTAATGCGGAAGCCGGATACGTGGACTCTCGTTGGTTATGCACAATAAAACTTATCGAAGTGAATGACTGAGGGTTGATAATAAATGCCAATTCGAAATATAACTTTTATTGGCGGAATGGATGTATCCGATGACGTCATAAGCATTAACACGCAACACGTTTCCAGTGAAGCCGAAGCAGTAGAACCTTCCACGTGTCAGGTCGTCCTAAACAATCATAACTTGGTTTATGGTCACGCAATTGTATCTGGTGAATTTACACCCGGTATAACAAGAATACAATCCATCATAAAAATAAACCGAAATGAAGCAATTGGTCCGTTGCTATCCAGATATGAAGATTCATATTTATTGTTTGTAGGTGTTGTAAACGATGCTGCCTACACCAATGAAACCGCTACCATAGATTGCATTTGTGAATCTGGATTTGGTGCAGGATCAATGCTAGATCACACATGGTCTGCCGACACTTTCGTTAGCCAAAAAGCAAATGATTGGGCTGAAACTCTAGATGAAACAGTGCCGCGCGCAAATATATATATCGTTGATAGAATTTCAGATAAGGACAAAATAAAAAAATCACAATTCACACCATCTAAATTATCTTTCAATGAAGCACTTCGTGCAATTACATCAGGTGCTTCCAAAGACTATTATTTCATGACAGACGAACAACTAATACCAGGAGTTGTACTAGCAGACGAAGAAACTTATTATGAAATCGTTGAACTTGATCCTTTTGTACTAGAACCAGGTGACGCCACATCACTAGTAGGCTACGCCAATGAAGTTACCGTTATTCCAGAAAATATTACTAACATTTATGTTCAAGCCAATGTCCCAGACGCAGAAAAAGAAAAAATATATGGCTGGGATAATGATGAATACGGTATTGCAAAATATGGCCGGATAGTAGCACCTATTGTATACGACCCTGGAATCTATACCAAGGAAGATGCAGATGCACGAGCAGAAGCACTAGTAAATTGGTATGAAACGTTCATTGATCGTGGCATAAAAGCAACTGTTTGCAGTAAAATACCGAGGGTAAGATCTCGTGTTATTTTTAATGTTCCTGATGTAAAGGATGGTGTTGGAACCATACGAGTTATGGCTGGCGTTAACAAAAAGCGTGTAGAGTATTCCGCAAACGGTGTTATTACAGAATTAGAATGCAGATTACTGGAACGGGGTGCGGACCCAGAAGGACCTTCCGAAGATGAACCAGAATTTGTGGAAGTCAATGCAGAAGTTCCAAAACAATGGCAAGAATATCTTATTGATTCTGCAATATATGGTCCACTTGGCCTTCTATCCACTACAAAATACGTGACTTTCATGGTGTACAAAAACGGCGATGTCTTCTTTACCGATGCATCTAATCCCAAAAATATATATCCATTAGATCAGGCCCCCGAAGCCGTTAAAAATATGTTTTACGAAATAGAAAATGACCTTCTTGATAAAGCCGCATATCAATGGGGCTCAGAATTCAGGCAACAATAAAACAAATCTAACATAAAGCTAGGTAAATCATGACTGAATATAGATACGTTGCAAAAGGAAGTGTGCTAGACGGTATATCAATATATCGTGTAGACAAAAACAAAAACTATGCCATATCAACAGATCTACATGAAACGTATACGCCACTAATCGATTCATCGGAAATTGATGAACGCGTATTAGAATTGTTGGACGACGCATACGAAAGAAAGTGGGGAGAAAAAACTAAAATTCCTGAAAGACCGACCATAACAAAAAATGATGATGATACTGGCATAACAAAAGAAGAATTTCTTGAGAATGTTCTCCGGATATTTGGTCCTTCTGTCGAATACAACGAATCAGAAGGTCGTTTATACTCCATACGTTTTGCTGGAAATGGCGAAAAAAAATTAGTTCCTTTTGACTTACTGGTTTTACGAAGATTAGCTAAGAAGTTACGCTACTTTGGCAGTCTTTACGAGGTATCAAAATGGTAGGCTCTCCACTTGCAGCATTTACAAATTCCACGGAACGTCTAATTGCACGCAAAAGTTACATAGATTATTGTGTGATCCTGGATATCGACAAAGATGGCACAGACGCCGTAAAATGTCATAGCCCTGATCATCCAGAATATTATAATACTGTATCAATAAAAATAAGAAGCACTAAAAAAAATAGTACCAATCCTAATGTACTTCAACACGTCAACGCATTAATTCTTCAACGATACCTTGGAAATTGTTTTGGCGAACCATACAATCCGAGGGTTGGCGATCTAGTTGCCGTTCTTTTCATGTACAATGAAAAACCACTAATACTAGGTCCAATTGCAAGTATTCAACAACCCCCAGTAATGCGAGCACCGACGTCAGAAGACGCCAAATACGACTACGTCAATAAATGGTGTCAGTGGCTAAAACCAAAAAAAGACAAGAACTACGATTTTTTTGACCACCCACAAGGCAAGATGCCAATTTGCTTTAAACGGTTTCACGGTCCAGTAACTGGAGAAGTCGGGTATGGCCGCGACGAAATGACTGTATGGGACTGTCAAAAAGGCGATGCTGATCCAACTTGTTCTGATTGTTGTAATATCGATTCTGTACCACGCTCAAACGAACAATGGCATAAAATTTATTCTACCCAAACCGAAAGCGAAGAAGCTTATAATAGCCGCATGGAACTACATGCAAGATGCGGCTCTTATTTCCGAGTGGAATCCGACAACACAAACGAAGCTAGTAGTTCCTCTTCTGAATATAGCGAAGAAATTGGACACATTCGCTTAGGAAATGCACTAACAGAAAGTGACAAAAGATTCCATTTGAATGTCCAAGGTAATCGATACGGTGATAACGGAGTCGGTAGCTTCGACCTCCACACTAACCACGAAGAAGTCCAAATAGCCAGCGAATCCACTGGTGTTCGATTTGCAGCAATAAGGCCAGAAGATTCTCAGGTTACTTGGGCCTACGAACTAATGAACTTTCCTACAACATCATTTATCCGCTGCTATAAAGACGGCGTTATTGAAATAAACAGTTTGGATGGAAATTCTTCGATAACAGTCGATGGAACTTCTAATAAAGTTACAGTAGACGGTACTGTAAACGTTGAACTTATAGCATCTTCAGAAGTTACTTGCACAACACCGTTAACCCACGTAACCGGCAACATGCAAATAGACGGATTTTGTTCTCATAATGGCTGCACTTGTGATGGTCAAGGTGGCGGTGTTGTTGCTGGTGGTGTCGAAGGTGGTCAAACCATATGTGGAGATATCCTTCCTGACGGCGAACTTACTTTGAGAGGTACCACTGACGAAACAAAAGGCACGGTAAAAGTAGACGCAAACTTGGCATGTACCGACAATTGTCAATTACCATCCATATGTGGCAGTGATCAACCCGACGGCGAACTCGATCTCGCCGGGACCTCAGATGCTTCCAAGGGTTGTGTAAATGTCAATTCTGATCTGAAATGCTCAAGCTCTGTCTACGGTAGTGATCAACCTGATGGTGAGCTTGTACTAAAAGGAACTAAAGACGTATCTAAAGGATGTGTGAAGGTAGACGCTGACCTAGCATGTACTGGTGGTTGCCAATTACCTAACGTTTGCGGTAGCGACCAAGTTGATGGCGAATTAACGTTATCTGGAACTTCAGACGCAAGTAAAGGCTGCGTGACGGTGGATGCAGACCTGGAGTGCACAGGATCGCTTGGCGATAATCTAAAAACGTTGATTGAAGCTTGCTATACCGAATCAACTGGTTGGTTATCAGCAGGAGAAGACTGGACTTTCGCCTCCGCAGATTCACCCACGTTCACATTTACGATATCTGGTGACAAGTCTGCAAAATATTCTCCTGGTATGAGGATCAGGATCGACCAATCAGGCATAAAATATTTCATAATAACAAGCGTATCATATTCTTCTCCAGATACCACTATAACGGTTTATGGCGGAACTGACTATACTATGACGAGTGCTACTATAGAATCACCATGTTATTCCATGCTTAAAGCACCTGTAGGATTCCCGCTCGATCCTACTAAGTGGACGGTAACCGTAACTGATTCAACACGGCGATCTAAAACTACTGATATCTCTGATTCAACGTGGTATAACATTAACGCTGCAGCGCAGATATCAGTGCCTGTCGGAGTATGGAATGTTAGCTATATGGTCTATGGTTCCAGTTCGGTAACTGCCACTCCAGCATGGCATTCGGTGCGGGTATGTCTATCATCATCGTCCAATTCCTGTTCTGATAATTTGTCACTGCACGAACATTTGGTGTTAACAGATTTAGATAATAATCTATTGTCGGTTGCTACTTTTAAGGTTGTAACTACTGCGAAAACCACGTATTATGTTAACATCCAATGTTCTGCCAGTACTGCGATTACATTGTTACGATATTACAATGATTTATATCCAATGGTAATTAAAGCAGAATGCGCTTATTTGTAGGTGAATATTATGACACAACTTGTTAGAGGAGCATGGGGGCCATTTCTTAGTATAAGAGATGGCGATGGAATACACATCAAACCTTGGGAAGCATGGCCTAGAGATATCGATGCTATTACGTTATGCCCCCAAGGTGACAATGTTTACGCTTTACAGATGTCGAATGGGAAATACATGAGTGCCACCAATGGTGGCGGCTCGACAATAACATGCAATGCCGTTACTATTGGCCCAAATGAAAAGTTTACGTTTCAGTGGTTGCCAGGGAACAATTCATATTTGATATGGTGCCCCGATGGTGTTCATGGACTTGATGCACCCAATCTGGTCGGACAATATTTAACTGCTTATTATGCACCCGGTGGTTGGGGCGGGCAATTCTGTTTTCACAAGTTTGATGAGTGGGGTGAAAATAAATATTCCGTGTGGGCATATTGTAATGATGATATTGGCCCCGGTGTATTTTGGCCGGAGTTGAGCAGACCCAGTGGTTTGCCAACATATCAACAGATCGTTTCACCAGAAATAATCGATGTATTAGATTATTGGATTTGTAACGATGTTGTATATAGTAAAACAGTATCAATTAACGCTGTTGGGGATGGTGCACATTGTTATTGGATGTATTGTCATCCAAATGGCGATATAGATTGGTTTGTTGTTAAGTTTACATTACCCTGGTATTTAGAATATTGGAAATACTTCGCATCTGAACAAATGGTTCGACATATGTATGACTGTGAAGATTCGCAGCCAAATGTTGACTGTGGTGAACAGTGTAGATTCTCTATGCGCGAATCTGATACATTGAAACCGTCTAAATGGATGAAGAGATTTTGGACTGTCGGTGAAATTATTGATTGTTCAAACGCTCAAGGAACATCATGGCATAATGATAAGACACCTTGTTATCCTTGGTGTGGCCCTGGATATAAAATTCTACTTTATAGAAAATTCTCGCAGGATTTTGGGGGTTTGGCCGGAGTTAGAGATGCCATAGAGATACATTTTATTCATCTAGACAATAACAACGAAGAAGTTTCTAGAGAAAAATATATTTGGGCAAAAGGATGGGGGCTAATGAGTTGGAATTTTTCTATAAATGGTGTGTTACAGTATCCCATTTCATATCTCAATTGGATCGTTGATGTACCTAAAGTGATGCCAGATTTCACTAGCATTTGCCCGGAAACTTATGTGCCATCTGTTCCAGTTTATGATCCAGTTTTACCTACATGTTGTGCTGGTTGTCGACTATAGGTTGGTGAATATACATCGTGAGGTTTTCATGAAAACCTCGTAGTGCAGGGGCAGCGGATACTCGCGACTTCAGTCGTGAGAATCTGGCAGGCTTACCAGGTCAGAAACAAGATCCGGAACATTAGACAGGCTCAATAACCTTGAGCCCATTTTTTAAATGGTGCAGTTGGAGGTATTATGTTAGTACGCATTAATAATGTTAATCAATTTAGTACATACACTTGGCAAGATGTATTAAATTTGGGCACATGGCAGGATGTTCTGCCTTATACTTGGTACGATATATATATAGAAAACAATAACATTTTAATGGAATCTCCCACTCCTAAAGTTGATCTATCGGTTGATAAAAGGTGTACTGCATCATTTACAATTTTGGACATCGGCGCACTTAAACATTTTAAAAAGGGCCAGGAAGTAGAAATATATTCGACCATTGGTTACAAAGTGTTTGGAGGATATATCGATAGTAGTTCGGAGCGATTAGTAAGTGGCCGCGATGTAATAAAACATTCGATATCGTGCACCGATTATCATTATTTAGCTGAAAAACGCATAGTTGCTAAAGCTTGGCAAGATACCACCATCGAAACAATTGTTAACTACGTTCTCGATCAATATCTTGAGGCAGAAGGTGTGACCCTCGGGGAAATCCAAGCCGGGGGAACCGTCACCCAATATATTGCCAATTATATAAGTGCGGCAGAAGTTCTTGATCAGATGGCAGAACGGGCCGGATTTATATGGTTTATTGATGAATATAAAAGGTTATATTTTGTTGATAGGACCAGCTATGCGGCAGAATGGGATCTCATAGAAACCGACGACTTCCTCATCGAGGATGCATTTTCCGGTGTGAGTGTAACCCACGCTAATCCCGAATATAGAAACCGCCAATATATTATAGGAACTTGGGAAGAAACCGACATCCAAACAGAATATGCTAAAGGTGATGGACAAACTACTTCTTTTCCAGTTGCTTATAAACTTGGTGGAGAACCAGAAGTTTATGTGTCAGTGGGGGGTGGAGATTATACTTTAAAAACGGTCGGTAAGAAAGGCGTAGATACTGGGAAGGATTGGTATTGGGCCAAAAATGACCAAATAATTTCACAGGATTCTAGTGCTACCGCTCTAGCCGAAACTGATGTTTTGAAGATAGTATATACCGGCCTTTATCAAATAGTGGTAGTAACTAGCGATTTTGCTGAGATCTTAGATAGGCAGACTGTAGAAGGCGCGGAGTCTTCTGGAATAGTTGAGAACGTTCGCTCAGATACCTCGTTGTCGAG